GAGTCAATTAGTCCACTTGTGGACAATGAAAAGCTTTGATAAAACCAAAACCTTACACTACATACATAATGGTCACATCTGACATAATGATACACTATAAACATAATGTTCAATAGCTACACAATGGACGCTATGACGTTTTAATCAGCATCTGACATAATGTTACACTATGGATTCAATAACGCCACAGGATTCATTCTGGACACATTGAGCAATATCTTACACTACATACAATACTGGTCACATCTGACATAATGAAACAATATCTACACTATGGTCACAATGAGCAATACTTGGCACATCCTTACACTACACGCGATATTGGTATCATCCTTACACTATGATCAATAATACCACATCTGACATAATTAATGTTGCGGTCAATATTGGTCACATTGAACACTATAAATGTTGCGCTCAGAATTGACACAATGGACGCTATGGCGGTTTCGTTCACTCCACGGCTAATGTTCCGCTGCTGGAATCATAATGCCGCTGCGTTGATTCTATGGCTTCATCTTGCAGAGTTTAAGTTGCGACATAAAAATGGCCACCTCGCGGCAGCCATTTCATTACGTGTTCATTTGTTTTCGGGTGAGTCGAAGTTGCGGATCAAGTTTGCTAATATGCTTGAACATATAGCGTTCATCTGGTCGTTCCTGCATCGATTTCAGCAGCTTGAGCCATTCAACTTTATCTTTCACACCAATAAAGTCTGTATCCAGCCATTGACGCATCCATCCGGTCATACCATCTGTGATGAATTGGCTGTCTGTGTGAAAAATAAAACTTCCATCGTTATCATCAATGAAACTGGAGAGCATGATCAACTGTGCCTGTTGAAAAGAAGTATTCTCATCATCGATCAAGAAATGCTGCGTGTGGAGTTCATCGCCTGATGTGCTGATGGTTTGGAACACACCACTTGTAACATTGCGACTTCTGGATACTGCCATATAGACTGCATCAAATTTGCCAGCGTCAATAATTTGTGGTTGTAATATGATTTCTTTCTGTTCCACTTGAGCAGGTTCAACCGTCTTTGGTTTCGTGCTGCCATGATGCACCACGTTTCTATCAACCCATTCACATTGATCACCTGCGAGCACCAGTTCATTGATTGCACGGGTGACAGCCACATAAAAGATGTTGATTTCCTCTTCTGAACCCTCGACACTGTATTGTGGGTTGTCTTCATCCAAAACATCATTGATATTTATGAAGTCATCCAACAAAATAACCTTGTCAAATTCCAAACCTTTTGATCTATGCGTTGTGGAAAACACCACGTCTGCACACGATGGTGGAACTTCCTCTCGATTGATTTTGCGGATCATTGCATCGATATTGTTGCCATATATCTCGATGATATTGATCACTGAATTTAAAACAGGGTCACCCGATTCTTTCGCGTTCACTTGCATATCTTTATAGCTGCTGAAACCTGTACATATACCTTTGCCCCATGTCCCATTTTTAAAGCTGTGAGTGTCCAGAATATCTTCAACCCGATACGCATTGAACCCACCGATGAATGCAGGCTTCAGCCCTTTTTCCACTGCCATAAATGCAGCCTCGATAATACGTGCATTCGTTCGTGCAAGGATTGTGTAGCCAGATTCCATAAATGATCGATGTGATTTGGTCACACACGAATCGATTGATGGCATTCCTTTGACTCCCACATCATTACCAAGCACATCCGTTAGGATATATCTGGCCAGTGATGCAATCTCTTCACCAAACCTGAAAGATTGTGATAATGAAAAGAAATCTGCACCAACATTAAGCTCCTTGGCCAATGCATTTGTCGCACCACGCCATCCGTAGATCCCCTGTGCAGCGTCCCCGACCTTGACCACAACTGCATGATCCTTTTGGTCGTCCACAATTGCAGTGGTCACAGGGTTTGCATCCTGTGCCTCATCAAACAGGATTATATCTCTGTCAATGTATGGCTTGGATAACTGGAACAATTTTAAATAACCATCATGTGGCATTGAGATTTCCGTGTTGTCGAGATCCTTTGCTGCATCCCATAACTGTTGAGCCATGAGGATTGCGGCACTGTCTTGTAGGTGTCTAGCAAATTGTGGCCGACCAATATCCAGATGCTTTTTAGAGATCACTTCATCGGCTGAATGTAAATAGTTCAGCAAGACTTCTGTTGCATAAAATGCTGGAATATATTTGGTGTTGAAGAAATCTTTGACCCGCATGGCGAAAATGTTGCCAAGTTTGTGGCGATATTTGACACCAAATTTACCAAACGCCAGTGAGTGTGTTGTTTGACATTTCACATGATGGCCGAACTTTGTCTCAGCTTCAGCTTGGATGGATTTGTTGAAACACACATAAAGAATGCGCTTGTCTGGCCGTGTGTTTGCATATTTCACAAGCGTTGCTGTCTTGCCAGCTCCTGCCCTTGCTTCCACGACAATATCATTTGATTCGCTGTTTATGATCGCCGTCTGTTCATCTGTATCTGTATAACCGCTCATGTATTCACTCCACGTTTCGTTAAAAATTTCGCTAAATATACCACAACGATTTAGACTTTACAACTTGAAACATTATTATATTTTTATAGCGGCTAAATATAACCATGGCTAATTTATCGTCCAACAGATACGTTGATCTTGATTTACGATTTGCACGACATCCAATCACGAATGATGTCGTGCTTGTCCGTGGCGAGCAGGCTGTGCGGCGTGCGGTGATAAATCTTATCAGAGTTAAATATTATTCGGTTGCATTCAAACCTGAACTCGGATCTGGTGTAGCTGGGCTGTTATCTGAATTTATGTCACCCGTTTTACAGATCATAACTGAGGATGAAATCCGTACACTCATAAAGAACTGGGAACCACGGGCTGAAATAATTTCATTGCAAATTGGAAACCGCAGCCGTAATGTTATTTCGGTGAATATCCATCTTCGTGTTGTAGGGTTGCCGAACCCAGTTGTTATTGATACCATACTCAAGAGGGCAAGATAATCATGGCAACTCCTTTAAATGTGTCCGATATTGATTTTGAAGCAATAAAAACAAACATCAAGGCTGTGATGCGAACAGACCCGACTATTTCAGATTTTGATTTCGAGGGTGCAGGTATATCGTTCCTCATGAACATGCTGGCAACATCTGTGCATTATAACGCGATCCATGCCAATATGTCATTTAGTGAATTGCATCTGGAAACATCCAGACTTCGTGGTAATGTGGTGATCAATGCTAAAAAGAATGGATATGTGCCACGCCAGAAAACATCAGCCAAAGCGATCTTGAATATTTCTGCTATGTCTAAAAATGGCGACTTGTCTTTATACGTTCCATCAGGCGTTACTTTTGTTGCCAGCAAAGATAATGTATCATATCCATTCACAACGCTATCTGGTGTGACTCTAGTGGATAATGCAGGTGTATTGTCTGGCGATGTTGTGGTCAATCAGGGTGTATTACAGTCAATTTCATTCGTACATGATATAAACAACCCGAAACGGTTTGTCATTCCACAGCTTGATGTTGACACCCAAGAACTGACAGTGAATGTCAAGGCGGCATCCGGTAACACCCTCCGTGCATTCACCCTTGCACAAGATATCACTGAAGTTTCTCCATCTAGCGATGTGTATTTTATACAAGAAGTTGAAGGTATGAAAACTGAGATTTATTTCGGTGATGGTGTTCTTGGGGCAAAATTGGCCAATGGTGAAACTGTTGTCATTGATTATATTAGCACTACGGGTGATGCTGGGAATAATTGCTCTGTCTTTGAATTGACATCATCATCCATCAATGGGTATTCTGCACCTGAGATAACTCTGACGACAGTACAGAAATCTTATGGCGGTGCATTGGAAGAATCTATCGCATCCGTTAAACACAATGCACCCAAAGTTTACGGGACTCAGAATCGCATGGTGAGCGTCCCAGATTTCGGTGCCAAACTTCTTGAGCGTTATGGCTTCATCGAATCGCTCAATGTGTGGGGCGGTGAGGATAATGAGCCTCCGCAATATGGTAAAGTGTTTATTTCCATCAAGCCGAACTATGCCGATAAATTGAGTCCCATTGTCAAAGCTGATATTATCACAAATTATATCAAGCCACTTGGGGTTATTGGTATAACGCCCGATATCATTGACCCAGAGTTCCTGTTCGTCAATATTACAGCGAATGTTGTTTTTGATGAAACTAAAACCAGTGACTATGCGGGGAGCATCGAGGGTGCTGCACTGGCAGCCGTGAATGGTTACTTTACGTCAATTATTGCATTCGGTAGCAAATTCAGGGGTAGCGTGCTATCAGGGGTCATCGACAATTCACATGTATCTATTGTTAGCAATCAATATACACTGAAGCTTGGTAAGAAATTTGTGCCAAGTGGAAGTTTTGCCACCACTTATATCATCAATTTCGTCAACCCTATTGTCTCTGGTAGCATCAAATCATTGGATTGGTCTGATGGTGTCGGTGGCACATACAGCATCACAGAGATTGCTGGTGGTGAGTTGATTGTGTTAAAAAATGGCGTTCAGGATGGCAATCCAGTTGGCTCAGTCAACAGTGTTACGGGTGTAGTAGAACTCCGTGACTTCCTGCCACACATAACGCTGAATGGCGAAATTGTACTGCAAGCAGATGCAGTTAGTGGTGACGTGCAGTCAATCAGAAACACCTTGATCCGCCCTGATGCTATCTTAATAGGCTCTGCTAGATTATGAGTTTTGAAAAGAAAAGCATAAATACTGTTATTGAACGACTTATCCCAGATTTCATTCGGGATGAGTATCCGAACTATGTGGTGTTTGTTGAAGCATATTTTAGATACATGGAACGGGATCTTGGTGAGCAGGATTTAATATCAAACATTTTAGCCTACAATGATATTGATGAATTGTCTAAGGTTACACCGGATGCACACACACACCTAGCCAATGAATTTCTGAACGGGTTGCCAAGCAACCTGAAAGTTGAATTGCCGCTATTAGTCAAACAGATCCGTGGGTTCTATCGGGCAAAGGGTACGGAGAAATCATTTAGGTTCTTGTTTCGGGTGTTATATGATGAGGCAGTTGATTTTTATTATCCATCTAAAAACATTTTACGTGCATCGGATGGTAAATGGTATCAACCCACTTTTGTGCTACTTACAAATCGCACGTTTAATGATTTATCCCATTTTGTTAAACAGTACATTCACACATCGACAGGTGCAACTGCATTTTCGGCTGATATATTGCAGTTAGAGTATCCTAGTGGGTCTGGCATTTCCGAGTATTTTTTAGATGTGTCCGAGGTAGTTGGTGATTTTGTTATAGGTGATACCCTATTGAATGCTGCCGCCGATTGGAGTGACATTATATCGGATGTCGTATATGGTACTGGACGTTGGTTGAACACTGATGGGTTCGTTTCTAGTGATATGTTCGTACAAGATAACTTTTTCTATCAGGATTTTTCATACCAACTTATTAGCCCGATACCATCGGAATTATATCTGAGTATGGTGAAGCGGTTGGTGCATCCCGCTGGAATGAAGCTGTTTGCTAAATTTGCATATCCGGATGGCGTAACTATCACGGTTGGATCTGTTGGCGTGTCAAACTATTTCGAGTTGGATATTGAAGGTAGCGTCACAACACCACTGAGTTCGGTTAAAGATGACACCATATCATTTGCACTTTACAATAACCCTATACCCACATTTTCTTATGCGTGGATCGAGGCCAACAAGCAATATTCTGGCGCGCCGAGCAATTTTAATAACATTTTCCCTGATATGAGGATATTGGCGTTTGCTAAGTTTTCATCTTTCACAGACACACCTACACAAATGTTCATGAACAGGTTGCCATCCATAATAAATATCGTCTAAATAGAATAAGATTTAAAAGGGGTTTACCATGCCTGCAATTATCACAGAAGAATTTCGGCTTGACTTGGCAAAACAATTTGTCGATCAAACTCAGGGCGCTCAAAAAACATACGTTGGGATTGGACGTGCAACTTCTGCGTGGCCAAATGATTTGCTGCCACCATCACCATTAGTGACCACACAAGAGATTGCAGACGCATGGACAAATTTATATGGCATCGCATCGATTGCGGCAGCCAGCATTTCTTTTGTTGTACCTAAGCATATTTGGTCTGTGTCTACGGAATATTTTTTATTCGATCCAACTATTGTTGATCCGTATAATACCACATTCTATGTAGTGAACAGGTTAAATGAGGTATATGAATGTGTAGGTAAAGTTGGTGTAACACCACTTTCTGTGACTGAGCCGATTGGTCATAATAACGGTACTGTGTTAGATACCGCTGATGGTTATTCGTGGCGATACCTGTACACTATATCGTCTGCCGCCGCACAAACATTTGCGTCTGTTAGTTGGTTGCCTGTAAACTATGGTGTAACCGTAGATACAAATCAGACGAATTTTGGTGATGCATCCGCATTCAAAACACTTGGGGCTAAACAGGTGATGCTTTCACGTACAGTTATTGATAGTGAATTGACACCACTATCCGTGTTCAGACAGGTTTGTGTTATTACAGACCCATTGAGTTCTGCTGGCACACCATACAC